ATTTTTAAATGCTTTTGTTATATTTTGTCCTGGCGTTAAAGGTATTGCAGGATGCTGCATAAAAGACATTCCTAATTCTGATTTTATTACACTTGGTACTAATGGCATTATTCGAAACTCTGTCCTACTTTTAAAGATTTTAATAAACTTAATTTTACTGATGCTGGTGGCATCGGAGGTCCCGTTGGTCCTGAACCACTCGGATGTGTATGCTCTGTTACAATATCTATTATCTCATCCATAAACTCTTTTAGAGTAATTATCAATCCCTGAACCTTTATTTTACCGGAAGACTTAATACTTACCTGTCCTAACAATCCTTGCATATGTGCCTCACCAGACTTAGTTAATTCAAACTCGGATAATAAACTTGATTCTATAATACTTCCTGCTAAAGTTGACCAATTGACATCTCCTAATAATGCAGATCCGGTGATTCCATCCGTGCCAGTAGTTGATTTTATTACTATATCGCCGGGAGGTAACATTGATATTTCCGCCGCCATGCCATCTGGACCCAAAAGTAATTCTATACCTCCTGAAAGAGCCGGATCAAGAGAATTTATTGCCATTCTACCTGCCATAGAAGTTGTTTTGTACGAATAATCAAATTTTGCGGCTGGCATCATTCCTTGAATGGTTTGAAATATGGAATCTGTAGCATTAACGGAAAAACCCTGTCCTGTTTGGACACTTGCACTACCTGTAGTATTAAAACTCATAGAACCAGCGGACATTTTCCATGCACCACCAACCTCATCTGTCTGTTTACCTATTGTATGTGAATGTGAGCTCTTAGAATGTCGAAAAAAACGAGTGGCACCCAAATTAAGTCTATCCTGTCCTTCAATTGCTAAGTCATAACCGTATAGATCAATATCATATCCGGGAGTACTAAGTTTAAATGCACCACTACCTTGTATGTTATAGGCCCCAGTTATTCTATCTGTTTTACTGCCCTTAATATGAACTTCTTGATCACCATCAATAGTAATATAATCACTACCCTCAATATGACTATATCTTTTCCCTAAAATAATATTATAATAATCATTCACAATCTTATCAACTTTTATACCTACATTATGAATTTCTGTAAAGGTTCCTGTACGATGATACCAATGTAATCTTTCATGACCGGGGGTATCATCCATTTCAATAATATGGCCACTCTCTGTTTGATGAACATGGTTATATGGATATAAAGCCGCCCAAGGAGGATTAGGTTCTGACCAAGTACTTCCACTAGCATTTGGAATATTTACTTGTCCTGAAAGTCTATTAATTGATTTTTCATATACTATACCTGAAATTAATGGATCAGTAAAAATTGTATTACCCCGTGTACCTCTAGCCAATCTATTGGTAGTGGGCTCTTTAAGATAATTTAAATTTCTAGTAGTGGAAATTAATGATAGAGGATCATCATCACTTAAAGGGGCCAATCCCGTATCAGGAAATGTAGACCTTACCGGATTCTCAATCAGTTGAACGGTAAACGGGGGTGATCCTGATTTCCCGGCTGAAATTAATTGCGATACAGGGAAATTTGAATATTCACCTTTCACATGAGCAGGATCATCAGTAGGTTTAGCACCCTGTTTGAGTGAAACATTTTCAGATATAACAACCTCCTGATGGTTATCAGCAGGATCTGGAGAAGCATTATGTATAATAGAAGCTGGCTCCCTCGGAACAGCTTGACTTGCAGTTTTACTTGTAAAGTTATAATTTAATGCTCTCGGTCCCATTTCATCTTGATACATTGGATGACCAGATTGACCAACATCACCCTCAGGTTGTCTAGGATCAAGAAAACCTTTTTGTATATTTTCACCCTTAGCATCTCTCTCAGGAATACCACCAAATGTACCAAAAAACATAGGTTCGTTTGCACTTTCACCATCTCTGAAAAATCCCAATACCCATGTACCTTCTACAGGCCCCAATGGAGTTGTTCCTATTCCTGTTTGAGCAGCAGAGGTAATCGGTTGGACAGGATACGCCCAAGGTAAAGATTCTGTAGATTGTTGTGCTTTTTCTTCTGTATTCCAACCCAGAATTCTAACCTTACATCTGCCAAGATAGAGGGGGTCATGACGGTCTTCGACAACACCTTGCCACCAAACAAATCCTTCTTTTCCCATAAAATATGACATAGTATTATCCTTTAACTTACACCCGTTTGTGATGCATCATTTGTATCTGGGGCATTAACGACATGTGTATTTGTTAAATTACCGCCGCGCCATGGTTCCTTTATAGAATCCTTTATGGCCTCAAAATCTATTGTATATCTATCATGTTTAAAATTATGTTTTAATTTTGTAATTAAATATTTTCCACTTAGATATTTGTGTTCCTCTGAACCAGATCGATCAACATTTTGAGCTCCCCTGTCCTTAAGACTAGGAGTTGGTAATTTTAAATCTATTACATCACCAACCATTCTACATGATCTTCCCGGTGCTCTAACATTTACCTTTATATTATTAATTTGTTGTTGCTGAACAATTCGTTGTTGCATCCATTGTTCCACTCGGTTGGGTACTATATTTAATGGTCCCATTGGTGCACCATGTTTTACCGTTTGTATTCCAATACCATTCTTGAAATGGTTAATAGAATCGTGTCCTAAGGATGTAGGATAAAAACTAACATGTGCATCCGGTGACCCTAATGCCGTTTGTTCGATTGTACATAGCTCACCTGCATCTAAATGAGAAAAACCATCTGCGAAATTTTTCTTATCTTGTGCCGTTATAACCTTATCAATTTCCTCTATAGAACCATCATTCTTAACAATCTTTTCAACTCTTGCATCCATAGGAAGAATATAATTAAAATCTGTAACATCATATTTCATTCTAACTAAATCATGTGTCAATAATTTATTTGCATACATTCCTTTTGTTAAATTTTCTAACACATCAAAATTTGAAATGAATTGATATTCTTCTATTCCAACGGCCTCCATAGCCGCATGTTCTTCTCTTGATTTAGATGTATCCTCAAAGTGTTTTGGCCAAATTGTATAAGTCTCTTTACTTCTAATATCTTTCATAGTATATTGTCCTTCTTGTGGACTAGTACCAACAGGATCATCCGGAGGATTTATATATCCCATACCACCACCAGACATAAGTGTTTCCAAAGAAACAAAATGAAATCCTGTAGTTGTTTCAAAAAATACAAAACTTGCACCGACCGCGTGTTGACCAGCTGAGACCGCTCTTGATGCCAAAAATTCGAAACTCTTAAATGGTGTCAGATTAGGAATAATCATTGATGTTAGGTTTTTTGTTGGCTCAATAAATATCTTCTTGGGTGATCTTCTAAAAAACTCTTTATATAAAGAACGAACAACATTTGATATTTTTCGTGGTTCTTTTGTAATAGGATTAAGGGTACTTCTCTGAACTTTCTTTTTACAGTTTTCAATATACTCTTCAGAAACACCATGTAATTTATACATCATTTGGCCGTGCACATCATCCATTAAAACCTTATCAGACATTTTATATATTTGAAATTTTAATTTCAGCAAGCCCGGATTCTCTGATTCAGCAAAAGGTCCCGGTTTAGGGGGTGGTCCCTCTGCTGCAGTAGCTTCAGGACCCTCTAAGGCATGAATATTACTCTCAGCCTTACTTTTCATATTCGCTGTCTGGATTTCTAAATGAATAGTTTCTTCACCTATAATTGGTAAAAACTCCTCAAGTCCCGTTCCATCTACAATGGTTATATCCATCTGTAAGGCCGGAGAAAATATATCCTCATAGATATTCAAATCAGAAAATGATTGTCGTAAATCTATATAACTACCCTTAGCTCCCGGCTTATGTACAGAATGTAATTCACACTTAAAAATCTCATAATCACCCGGAAAATAAGGTAGATCGTCTTCGCGTGGATTTTTAAGGTCTTTACTTTTTGAGGTTGCTAATTCCTTAACAGCCGCCGTAGTTGTTTTTGATTTACGGCGTATAAAACTTTTACCAAAATGTGCAGTAAAGTCCGCACTAAAACCTCCAGCCATAATAATCCTTTATAATAGTTTCGTTTTATGTTCAGACATTATCAATGATGCATATGAAGACTTGAGTACTTTAATATCTCTTTTAGCTTCGTTCTGTTCAGTCTCCCAATCGTAATAATATACAATACCCCTATCATCATGTGGTAAATCCCTATAGGTGTCATAATCACATTTTATCTTATATGCAGGAATAGGATCTCTCTCACCCTTTTGTTCAACTCTATGTCTGAGAACGCGTTCATAATGATGTATTCCTTGTTGTGCAGCAGGAATAGAACCATATTTATTTTTTATATAAGTAATAAATTCTCTTGTGCCTAACGGCCAATCCCAAATTGGATCATGTATTTCATTTATAGCAAAAAGTAACCAAGTAAATTTTACATCGCCATAAAGTTTGTGCGCTGTTACATCCGGCCGTTCATTTTCTGGTACAGAATATGGTAAAAATTGAACGATTGAATCTTCGAGAACAGTTTTAATTTTTGTTCTATTCATGATATCAACAGCAATTTTTAATTTAGTTGGTTCCTTTTCACCTGTAACATTATAAGCTATTTTAGGATAATGTGAAAAAAATTCTGACATATTAAAATCCCTCCTTAACCAGTTTACGATGTATCACGGATAATTCCTGAAATTCTAATGTCATATTCACGGATACTGGATCCGATGAACCCTCAAAAAATGCAACGGTATCCTGTGTAGTATAATCTAATGACATATCCGATAGTACGGATCTACCTATTCTAAATAGGGGGTTTGTCTCGTCAGCTCCTAACTTTTCAGATAAAGGCTGTCCATTTATGTAAAAGGTTATCTCAAATTCATCTGGATAGTTGAACATTCCTATAGGTGCCGCATCGGATGAAGGTGAATCGTGATCTGGGTGCATGGCCATTTTAAATGCCTTAACAATCTTTTGAACCGTTTTAGATTCGTTTGAACTCCTAGGCATCATATTAAAAGTAAATTTATGATTACGTAATTGTGTAGGGCCTTTATATGCGGCTACAATATAAGGATTTACTGACTTTCCTCGGGCAGCTGACATAACTGATTCCATCGCTTCTCCACCCACCATACCCAAACCCTTCTGTCCAATATCGGTGGCCATCTTTCCCCATTGTCCACCCTGAGTCAATCCTTTGAACCAGCCCTCAGTAATCGCGGTAGCCAAAACTGCAGTATCAGTACCGGGGTCGTTTTTGGCTTTCTGATATGCACTAAAGTTACTACCTGTCATACCCTCAATATTTTCATATTCTGATTTATATCCAGTAGATAATGCATCCGGAGGAATAAATAGTGCTATATCACAAGTCGGTGTACGTCCTTTAAAAGAACTACCCTCAAACTGTACCCAATGTTGTAGGCCTCCTGTTCCGCCGCTTCCTTCTGTCTTCGCGGAACCCAATTCAGGTGGCCATTGCAAGCCTGTAACACTCATAGTTTATCTTTCTATAAAAAATGTTAATTATTATTACTACTATATATTTATATGGCATACAAAGGGAAGTTTCGGCCTCAAAATCATAAAAAATACAGAGGCGACCATACTAAAATTATTTATCGTTCTGGGTGGGAATTAAAGTTTATGAACTACCTAGACCGACAACCTGAAGTTATATCTTGGTCAAGTGAAGAGGTAATTATACCCTATCGTTCTCCTATTGATAATAAAGTACACAGATATTATCCCGATTTCTGGGTTAAAACTCTTCAAGGTGAGTCATTAGTAGAAATCAAACCAAAAAAGCAAACACGACCCCCGAAAGAGAATCCAAAACATAGAAGACGATATCTTAAAGAAGTAAAGGTTTGGGGTATCAATAGTGCCAAATTTAAAGCTGCTGAACACTTCTGTAAAGCCAAAGGATGGGAATGGCGCATAATAACTGAAGATACATTTAAATTAACTAAATAGTTCTAGTATTTTAAATAATAAAGGAGAATATGGCGGCACCATTAATAGGAGCAGCAATTACAGTTGTTACAACAGTAGGAAGAACACTATTAAATGCGGTCACAAACGCGGTTAGAAGTGGTACACAACAGGTACTTCAAAAAGCTTCAACTAAATGGTTTAATAAAATTGTTAAAACCAAACTTGCTAAATATGCATTAAAACAAATGAGGACACCGGGCCAGATATTAGCCCAGTCTGAACGAACAACATTTTGGGAAGCTGGTGGTATGTATTTTTTTGCGTACGATCCTAAACACAAAAAAACATTACCATATTATGATATGTTTCCTTTAGTGTTACCAATAGAAAGATATGCTGATGGATTTTTAGGTATTAATTTTCATTATCTATATCTCAAGGATAGAGCCATATTACTAGATCAACTTATGGCATTTGCAAATAATAAAGAATTAGATGAAACAACAAAAATAAAATTATCGTATCAAAGTTTAGGAAATTTTACAAAATATAGAAGAGCAAGGCCTTGTATTCACAGATATCTAGATCAACATATGAGATCACCTATGGTACCTGTTGGAGCTGAAGATTGGGGTACAGCACTATTTTTACCTGTAGAAAGATTTAAGGGAATGGACAAAACACACGTTTGGGCCGAAAGTCGATCTATTATGCAAAACGTTCACTTATAAGGAAACATAATGTCGGGAACACCTCTGAGTCCTTCAACCTTCATGTCAAAAGTTGGTATACAAGGAGGGATATCAACCAAAAATAAATTTTCGGTTATGGTAACACCTCCCCAAGCGGCCAGCCTTGCTAATGCGCCGGATATACAAATTCTATGCCATACAGTAACTTTGCCCGGAAAATCATTCAGTCGAACAGAAGATAGAATATATGGTGTAGATGTTCAAAAACCATATGGTATTACATTTGAACCAGTATCATTGTCCTTCTACAATACAAATAATTTTAAAGCTAGAAGATTCTGGGAGAAGTGGTTAGAATGGATACAACCAGCTGGTTCGCGCAATATTCGATATTATTCAGAGATGATAGGACAGATACAAATTTATCACTATTCTGAGGATGTAAAAGAACCAGTTCCGGGTGAAGAAAATTATGTCATGACATTAAATGAAGCCTATCCCATGTCTATAGAAGAAGTAGAACTTAGTTGGGAGAATCAAGATGTAATGGACTTTCAAGTTCAAATATCATATAAAGACTGGAGTAAAAAAATCTCCGAAGGAAGCCGCGGTGGAACTAGCGGCGGAAGCGGCGGTCAATCGAGCGGCCCCGCCGGCAAAGAAATGATGTAGTTATACAAAATAATTATTAAAACCATGAAAGGAATAGATTATGGCATTACCAAAAGTGGCAGTAGCCACTCATGAATTGACAATCCCTTCAACGGGACAAAAAATTAAATACAGGCCTTTTCTTGTAAAAGAAGAAAAGTTATTAATGATGGCAGCTGAAGGTGGCGGTGAATCAATAAGTCAAGCAATAAAAGATGTTTTACAGGCATGTACTCAAAGTAAACTTGACATTCAATCACTTGCACCTTTCGATATTGAATACTACTTTCTTCAACTAAGAGGAAAATCCGTTGGTGATGATATCAAACTTAGTTTACTACGGCCAGAATCAATGGAGTGTGAATGTAGTAAAGAAAAGACTTGTAATATAACACTTAGTATTAATGATATAGAATTAGATGAGACAAAAATAAGTGATGGTAAAATAAGTATCACTGGTGATATTGGAATAAAATTAAAATATCCAGATTTAGATGCCATGCAAAGTTTTGTGGGAACGGACAGAACAC